AAGGCGCGGTGTGCAGGCGCGGACTCGGTGGTGGTCGTGCTTGTAGGCAGAGCGACCGAGACGCGATCCCGAAGGGAAATGCGACCGCTGAGAGAGTTGGCAGCGGGCGTTTGTATCTGCGGGGTCGCGACTCCGTCGCTCGGATAGGTGGCGCGCTGCGTCATGCGCGTCTCCGAACATCACTCTTTTTCGTGAACGAAACCGGGGCCGATTCATTGCGCGCAATTTCGTCAGCGATTTTCCGCACCTTGTTCGCCGCGTGAGCCGGATGAATACCGCCGCGTGATTCGTCGGCGCCGATGGCCAAGCGGTCGGCCACTTCACGAAGGAGATCGCAGCGCGACAGGAGTTCAGCCCGAAGGTGCTCGACGATGGCTGCGATGTCCCGCGTCTGCCGGACGCGCTTCATGTTGGCGTTATGGCATTTCTTTCCCCAACGCTGGCCAGGTCGGCGTGGCTCTTGGCCGCAGCGGGTGCATACCGATGGTTCCACGTGGAACCTCATGAAGCCTCCCCAAGAAGCCGCAACCGCTCGCGTTCGGCATCCACTTCGGACTCCAAGCGAGAGAGGCGGTTGTGCACCACAGCCCGCTCGATGTGAGACCGCGAGACCTTTAGTGCCTTCGCAAGTCCCGAGATCAGGTCAGGGCCGATTCGAGTGCCAAAACGAGTGCCACGCTCTAATTCCCCGAGATAAACCGGCGTGCAGCCAGCTTCCGCGGCTGCATCGTCAAGAGTCAGACCGGCAGCGGTACGCAGCCGACGCAGGTAATCGCCGAACTTCTCCCCGATGACGGGTGCACTCCCGAGACCGGCTGGCTTTTTGGTGGCTTGTTTTGGCTTCACGAGATGCCAATGTAAGCATTCTTTGTTTGCGCGTCAAGGGGTCTCCTGAAACTGTAACAACGCAAACTGAAGCCGAGCACTTGCGTCTGCGGGACAAGGAACCTATATTTACCGCCCCCGGCACAAACTGACTATGCTTAGCTCGTTGGTAGAGACGCACAGATTCGAGGGGTTTCGCGAGCGGCGCGAGCGGCTGGGGTTGTCGCAGCGCGAGGCGGCCGAGAAGCTGGGCATTTCGCGAAGTACTGTGCTGCGCTTGGACGACGAGCGACCGGTCAGCGCGCATTTGGCGCGCCGGGTGGAGCGGGCCCTGATGACATTAGAATCCCCCGCCGACACCCTTGAGCGCGAGATCGCTGAAGACACCGGAAGGAAGATCTCCGACGCGCTGGAGTTGGCGGTGTTCTCGCGTATTCGACGTTCGTCTGATCCAGACTACGGTACAAAAGTCCTGAAGCAATACCACCAACTGAAATCGTTGCTTGAACAGGTGACCGGCGATGCTGAACCCGAAGGTAGCTAGAGCATTCGTCGTCGCCACACTCGCGACGACGAATGGGGATGCTGGAATGTTGGCGGCGGACGCGATTGCCGGCATGGTAATCGCCGAGGCCGCAGTGAACGAGGTGAGCGCGACAGTTACCCAAGACATCCTGCCGATGATGCGAAAGCGCCGCGCGTATCAAAATGCCTTCGTTGCTACTTGGCTGCTTGATCTCTACGACGAGTGCTACAACGGTTGGTCCAGCGACCGCGCGGTAGCCGTAACAGGAGCAGCGCTTGGTATCTGCGAGGAGATGCTGCCGACCAGTCCCGACCTGTTGTTTCGCGCCGAGAAGGAAACGGCAAACGCGCTCATCAGCAGTTGCGCTTTCGATGACGCAAACGCGATGTTGGATCGCGCTCAACGTACGGCGCGGACGACAGCAACGCCGGAGCTTAACCTTGCGGCAACCGAGATGGTGTTCGCCCGGCTATTGATTGAACGCCACGAGACGACGCTGGCGATGCCACACGTCGAAAGGGCGCGCCAACTCTACCTAGCCTCACCGCAACCGTGGCGGGCCGCGACTTGCCGAGCGTGGGAAGCGGCAGCGTCGTTCGACTCGGAGCGGTATGAGCAGGCCTTGGCAATCTTTACGGAGTTCATGGATCTCGCGAGCGACTCCGGCCACGAGACCGAGTTCGCCCTTCACCTCGGCAATGTGGCCGGATGCGAACTGCGTCTCGGTCGCGTCGATATCGCTCGCGAGCAGTTCGAACGCGCAGCAGTCATCTACCAGCGTCACGATATGCATCTGCCGAAGGCAAAGATGTACGGCGAACTTGGCCGCGTCGAGATCCGGCAGCTGGGCAGAGTGGGCCCGATGATGCGAAAGGCACTCCGCGAGTTTGATCGCCTCGCGGCGCCTGGGGAATCAGTGCTCGCGCTGCTAGCCGTCGCTGAGGAGATGTCGATGTTGGGCAAGGCGGCGGAAGTCATTAACGCCTGCACGCGAGCCAATCGGCTGGCGATTCAATACCACTTGAAGGCTGATGCTGCTACCGCATTGGAGGTTTTGCGCGCGGCAGCTCGCCGCGGCGACGCTACGCCAAAAATGATCAGGCGAGTTGCGGCATCGCACGATTTCAATCCGTTGTATGCGGTCGGAGCATGCGACAGCCGCATAAACTGAACGACCGTAAGGGGCACGCGCCCAAAGACTTCCGCGATGTTACGAATTGAAAAACCCAACGTGCTTTCCGTACCCTTCCGGGTGATGGCGCTCGGCATGCCGCCGAGTGACCAAACTCGGAGATATCCAGATGAAGCGCGTTTCCACGTCTCTCGCAGTAGTGCTGTTCCTCCTCGTTTCGCTGTCCGCCTCTGCCGCACCGCGTCGCGACGAGTCGTCGCCATTCGCATGGATGAAGCAAATCGTTGCGAAGGTGAAAAAGATCGTCACGCCGCTCGACGACATCTTTCCGAGTATCCCCAAGCCGTAACCCCTCCCCTAGCCGGTACCACCGACGGTCCGCCCCGATGGGCGGGCCGTCTTCTTCTGCTTCTATCCGTGGTGCTGATCGCGGCGTGCGGTCGGCCTCCGTCCATGGTCGCGCCGCGCCATGATCGAGCGCGTCCCCTGTTGCTTGTCATGGGCGACAGCAAGACAGCCGGCGCGACCTGGCCGGAGGAAGTGAAGCGCACGCTCGAATCGACTACCGGTCAGCAGTGGGATCTGATCAACATGGGCGACGGGGGCAAGAAGCTCGGCGGCAGCTACGATGCCGCGGCGATACTCGAGCGCTTGCCGGACCACGACTCCGTAACGGTGCTCATCAACTTCGGCGTGAACAACATCATCCCCTGCTCGACGTGCACAGATCCGGCCGAACAGGTCAAGCCTGGAGTGGCAGGGATCGAAGCCTCCTACCTGCGTCTGATCGACCAAGTGCGCAAAAAGTACCGGAGATCGATCGTCTATTTCATGGTTCCGTGGCGGGAGAGCGACGTCGATCATCCGAACATGGACGCGGTGTCGTCGTTCTTTCGCGAGCGCATCGAGCACGTCGCCGCGATGCGACCGGGCGTTCACGTCGGGCCAGACGAATCGGTGTGGCTGCGCGGCAAGACGCGCGACGGGGTTCACTACGCAGAGAGCGGTCAGGTGGAATGCGCGCAGCAGTGGAGCGGCGTACTCCCGCCGTCTGTCCATGTCGCCGCAGCGGCGGTTCCGGGTGACCGATGGGAGTACATCACCTTCGCTCCGCCTGATGTCGTCTACGAAGAGACGTTGAATCGCTTGGGCGGCGAAGGCTGGGAGTTGGTAACCGCGCGCCGCGTGAACACCACGCTGGTTGGCACCCACATGGCGTACGAGGTGACGCTACGCCGCCGCTGGCGAGCCGGATCTCGACCGACAACGGGCGAGGCGCAGCTTGCAATCGCGCGGAAGGCGGCTGAGCCGAAAGAGCTGGCAGCGCTGGACGCCACGATCGCCGCGGGAGAAAAGTACGTTCGCGACGTGGAGCGCGCACGAGGTATCGAACCGCGAACAACGGCATCAGCGGTCGCGCCGCTCGAGCCGGGGACCATCGTGTACGCGGATCTCGGCACGCGGCTCTACTACGTTTCGCGCTGCATCCATCCAGCGAAGGCTGAGAAGATGATTCTTTCGGACGCAGTGGCAAACGGGTTTCGGTTGGCACCGGGCTCGTGCACACCTGATCCCTTTTCGCGATGACGGACTGGTCTTGCGGCGCTACTCGATAGTCCTCGGCTCGTTGTCGGCTGGTGCGGAAACCGTCGCCGCCAACCTCGTCATCGCCACGACCGAGGTATCTCATGAGGAGATCATCGCAGCCGGCTTTGCTGAGGTGTCGACAGCCTTGAGTGACCTCGAGGTGATGGCGGCATACGGCGTGTCACGAATCGTGATCGTCGGAGATCGGCGGATCTACCGACCGCGGCGAGCACCGCCGCTGGATTGACCGAGCCCATTTTCGTACGCGCAATTCCTGCTACACTTTCCGGCCGAGTCCGTCGGATCGGTCCTTCGGCCTCCTCATGCATGCCTATCGGTGGAGCACGCGGGACCACGGTTCTTCCCTCTCAGGGCACTCATACACCCGAGGTGCCGATCGGCGCGTCGATGCTGGAGATCCGGGTCCGCGACGCGCTGACCGAGGCGAAGAGGATCGGCAAGCGGCTCTACTTGCCTCCTGACGTCCGGTTTCACGGCGAGCTCGCCGGGCTCCTGGGCGAACCCTACTCGGTCAAGCAGGTGGCCTACGGCCTGTGCTGCTCTGAGGACATGGTGTACGGCCTCATCGAAGCCGGCTGGATCGACGCGTTGCCGAAGAACCCTGATCCGAAGCGCGTCAGGGACTCGTTGTACATCCCGAGGATCGGCGTGTGGATCTACCTGCTGCGCATCCAGGGGATGATTTCAGATCCTCCAATTGCCGCTGATCACCGCCAATTGGCGGCGTAAGCCGATGATGCCGCTCGAAGGCTGAGCGTCACGTGATCCCTGGCTAACCATCGGCGACGCCATGAGGGTCGCCGACAAAAGCGCCCCCTCTCCATCCCGCCATCGCAGAGCCAAGCCGCGCCGTACCTCGCGCTGCTACATCGACTCGGCGTACCACCAGCGCGTCACCGCCGAAGCCCTGACGCTCCTCGATTCGCAGCCGTCTACGCCGCGAACAAAGCGTTGGGCGATCTCGCGCGTCCTGCGCCGACTCAACCAAGCACTCGAAGTCAATGAAAGGAAAGAACGTGCACGCTGAAAGCGCCCTGAATCTTGCCTCGCCCCTTGATCTCGCACCTCAGAAAACGCATCATTTCGCTACGTTGGAGTTGGTGCCTAGAGCGCCCTCCGATCCCGCCGAAGACCTTCACCACCACGAACGAATGTCAACCGACATCGGCATCCGCGCCGAGGTGCAGCGGATCATGGGCGAGTACGTGCGCTCGGCGTACAGCCTGCGCTCGGCCTCCGGCGGGATGGTCATCAACTACGACCGCCTGATGCTGCGTGGCGCGGCGGCGCGGTGCCTCACGTGCGGGAACACGCGGAAGCAAGGGAAACACCGGGGGGAAGGCGCTCACCCCTTCGCCTCGGCGTCTGCTCCCCCTGCTCCGCGAGTTCTGATCGGTGAGGCGGGCGAGCCGCTCAACGTGACGGCCCCGCGCCGCGACGTCGCGCAGATCGTACGCGGACGCGCGAACGGCCACACAGCAGCGACTTCCAGCCGCCGAGACTGGCGAACAACCATCGCGGCCAAGCTCGGGAGGTTGGGGCAACCCTACGCCGGTCTGCTCGAGCAGGAAGCGGTGATCCGGATTGAGCAGCAGTCGCTGAAAAATCGACTGAAGCAGATCGACCAAGCGCTTGGAAGCGAGACGCAGCGCCGACAGTTGGGCAAGGAAGCGCGCGAGGCATGGCGGCGCGAGGGCATCTCAAAGCGTGAAACGAACACCAAGCTGGCCGCCGAACACTACGCGATCGTCCGCAAGGCGGACTATGCAACCGGCGTGATGCTCTTCGCGCTGATCTTGGTGAGTTGCGCGGCCGATGACCAGATGTACGTCACGCGCCAGCGCGGAACCATTCGGGAACTGGTGGCGGAGTAGCGCATGTCCAGCCCCAAGCGAACGCCCTTCGATCTCGCGATCAAGAAGCGTGGCCGCGGCAAAGAGCTCGCGCGAGACACCGCGCCTCAGCAGCACCTCGCCAACCTGGCAAGGATCGCCGCGGCAGAGCAGGCGATCAACGGTGGCAAGCGCCCGAACGATGGCGCGGAGTTACACGGTGGAGCATGCGGCAAGTGCGGGTTCGCGATTCACGTCGCGCCACCGTACCAGCCGAAGGAGCAACCGCGCGGTCTGGGTGTGAATCGCTTCTTCTTCTCGGACGTGAACGGACGTCGAGCCTACGGGTTGTGGCGGTGAACGACTTTCAGCGTGGCCTACTGGTTGCTCTGCTGGCCTGGTAGCTGCGCGCTCCGAGAGTCAGGGATCACGAGAGCAATCCGATGGCAGACGAGAGTAAAGCTGGTGCGCCGGGCGACATCCGAGATTCGCGCGCGAGCGCGCCTAACGACCGACCTACGCCGGCCGAGGAGTTGGCCGAAACCAGGCGTCTGCGCAAGATCGCGTTTCTGGCGGCCTTCGCCGGTTGTGGCCGCATCACCAAGGCGGCGAAAGCGGCAGGCATCGATCCCGATACCCACTACGAATGGAAGAAGACGGACCCTGACTACGCGAAATCCTTCGACGACCTTCGCGAGCGCGTGACTGATCTGCTTGAAGATGAGGCGATCCGGCGAGCGATGGAGGGCGTGGACGAGCCGCAGATCGGAAGGGTGGCGAGAGACACCGACGGTCTTCTCACGAACCCAGACGGTAGCGCGCTGACGGTCAAGCGGTTCTCGGACACTCTGCTGGTTATCCTGCTGAAAGGCAATCGCCCTGAGCGCTACAGAGAGCGGTACGAACTCACCGGCAAAGACGGCGGCGCCATCGAAATCACCGACGCCGAAGCAGCTCGAGAACTTGCTGCCCTATTTGAAACCGCACGAGCGCGAGCGGCTGGTGAAGCTGCTGCGGGCGAAGCGCAAGTGGGAACTCCTGCCGGGCCCACAGACGGAGGCGGCGCAGAGTCCAGCGTTTGAGATTCTGTACGGTGGTGAAGCCGGCGGCGGCAAGACCGAGCTGATCGCCTGGCTGGCGAAAAACGAGCATCACCGCGCGCTCGTTCTTCGGCGCAGCTTCCCGGAGTTGGAGCGCACGCTGATTCCCCGGATGCTGGAGAAGTATCCAGACCCGCGGCTGTACAACTTGGCGAACCACGTGTGGCGCTTTCCTGAAGGCAAGCGCATCGAGCTCGGTTACCTCGACAGCGACAAGGACGTCTTCAACTACCAGGGCGCGGAGATCGACGGGTTCTTCCCTGATGAGTTGACGCAGTTCCCGCGTGACTGGTACCTGTACCTCTTCTCGCGCATCCGGACAACGCGCGCTGGCCAACGTATGCGGGCGCTGGCTACCACGAACCCGGGCGGCGAACACGAGGCATGGGTCAAGGAGCGATGGGGTCCGTGGCTCGACGATAGCCACCAGCGACCCGCGAAGAGCGGCGAGATCCGGTGGTATCGCAGAGTCGAGTCTTCGGCAGATTACGCCGAGGAGGAAGTCGCTGCCGATCACGACAGTGTCGGGTGTGGATGCGACAACGATCGCCACAGCCACGCATGGTCTCGGACCTTCATCCGCGCCGGCATCAAAGACAACCCGTTTGTAGGTCGCGACTACGTTCGCAACCTCGACATGCTGCCGGAACCGTACCGGTCGCAGCTCAAGCGCGGCGACTGGAACATCGGGAACAAGGACAGCGAGTGGCAGGTCATCCCTACGGAGTGGATTCGGCTGGCGCAACAGCGCTGGAAGGAACGACCCAGGCCGGATGTGCCGATGTCGCAACTTGGCATCGACGTCGCCAGAGGCGGCAAGGACTTCACGGTCAAGGTCCCGCGCTACGAAACGTGGTTCGCGGAACCGATCAAGCATCCCGGTACTGAGACGCCGGATGGGATGGTCATTGCCGCGCAGGTCGCGGCCTTGGGCGAGTTCGGTCACGTCATTCCGGATGGAACTCCGGTTGCGATCGACATCATCGGCGTAGGCGCATCGCCGGCCGACATCCTCACTCAGAACGGTTTCAACGTCGTACCTATCGACGCGAGGCTCGGGTCTGACAAGAAAACCAAAGGCGGGCTGCGTTTCGGCAACAAGCGCGCCGAGCTCTGGTGGTCCTTGCGGGAGGCTCTAGATCCGGCCACCGGTTCAGGGTACGCATTGCCGCCAGGCCCTGAAGTGCTCGGCGATCTAGCCGCGCCGCGGTGGAAACCGACGCCGCTGGGTGTGCGCGTCGAGGAAAAGGACGAGATCAAAAAGCGGATCGGTCGGTCTCCAGATGTCGGCGACACAATCGTTTACGCCAACGCCATGCCGAGCAGCGCATCAGGCTTCGGCGTGGTCGGCGCCTACGCCGAGATCCTCGCCCAAATGAAAGCGCAGCAGGAGTAGACGAAATGCGATCCCTGATCTTTCTTCTCCTGCGCGTCTACGTCGCAGTCGAGCAGTCGCGCTTCGTGCGCTGGTGTCTCGGTCGAAAGGCGGATCTGATCCTCGAGCCGCTGCCGCGACCGGACGACGACGTCCCGCAAGTCCACGAGGCGCCGAGCATCTTCATCGCGCGCGACGGTCGCGCGGCGTACGCGCATGTAGGCGCAACGCTGCGTCGCGTGGCGCAGGACGAACGGGGCGAGCTGGTCTACCTGCGAAAGCTGGACAAGTCCGAGCGCAAGGCTATGAAGCGGGCCAACAAGCATGCCGATCGTCGGATCTCAGCCGGAGCGTAAAGTCCCGCAGGGGTTGCGCTCCATCGCCAGAGGGATCCGCGACACGCCTCTCCTCTACCTCGGCGACGGGAGCGGCTGGAACGGACCCGGTGAGGCGCCGGCGCCGAACGTTCCGGAAGGCAGCGACACCCGCGGCTGGCCCTACCCGGTTCTGTGGAACTCATCGGGCGACGCTCGATCTTCGAAGGCGCGAGAGACGAGCGGCGGGGTCAGCTTCCCCGACTTCGAGACGCTCTCGAAGCAGGTGCATGTCCGCGCCGCGGCAGAGACAGTCAAGAACACGCAGTGCAAGAAGGAGTGGGTGTTCAGCCTGCGCCCGTTGCCGGGCGAACAGCCGATGGACGTGGCTGCGCGCGCCGCTGGCGACCAGCGTCTTGTCGAGATCGCGACATTCTTCGAAAGGCCCGACGGCGAGCACGATCTGCCGGAGTGGGTTCGGCTGCTCCTTGAGGACCTGCTGATCAACGACGCGCCGACGGCGTACAACATCCGGCGTAACAACGGCAAGCCGTACGAGATCGAGATCTTCTCCGGCGCAACGATCAAGCCGCTGCTGGCGCCGGATGGACGGCTGCCGCGGGGGCCGGAGCAAGAGGCGTATCAGCAGTGGCTGTATGGTCAGGCCGGCGAGAAGTTCACGCGCGCCGAGATGATCTACGCGCCGCGTAACCCGCGGCCCGGCAAAGCGTACGGTTGTGGGCCGGTCGAGCAGCTGCTTTTTCACATCAACCTCGCGCTTCGCAAGGATCTGCAGCGCCTCGCGACCTACACCGAGGGCAACATCCCGGCCGGCATGCTGCCGATGCCGTCAACGTGGTCTTCGAAAGAGATCGCGCAGTGGTTCGCCGAGTTCAACCTGTTCGTCAAGGGCATCCCATCCGAACTCGCGAAGTTCATCCCGATCCCCGGTGGAACGGGCACCCCGATCTTTCCAGCACTCGAGAGCGTCAAGGACCAGTGGGAAGAGTCGTGGATCCGGCTGGTCTGCTTTGGCTTTGACATTCCCGTTCAGGCGCTCGTAAAGGAGATGAACCGCGCCACGGCCGAAGTCGGCCGCGACAGCGCGATGCAGGACGGCCAGGCCGGGTACACCGACTGGGTCCGCCGGTTCCTCAATCGGGTGATCCGCGACTGGTTTGGCTATCCGGACATCATCGCGATCCCGAAGATTGAGGCAGATGTCGAAGCGAAGACCCAGGCGGACATCGATCACCTTGAAATCCTCGACGGCACCCTGCAGGTCAATGAGAAGCGTCAGCGAATGGGGCGTCCGCCCTTCAAGGAGCTTGAGGGTAAGGTCGGCTATTTCGGGCCGGGCGGTTTCACGTCGTTCGAAGCACCGCCACTTGTGCCGTTCGGGCAGCCGACTGTTGTCACGCCGTTAGCAGAGCAAGGAGCAGCGCCTGAGCCGGTCACGCCTGCGCCAACCGGCGCGTCGCGCGTCAGTACGGAGCTACGCGTCGGCGATGTGGAGGCGGCCCGCGCCATCGCCAAGGACGTCGTCAAGGGCGACATGCTGCGCGATGCAGCGCTTGGCCAGTTGAAAGTGCTGCTCGGCTTTTCAGAAGCCGAAGCGCTGGAGATTCTCGGATCAGCCGGAATTCCGAACGTGCCTGCCACGCCCAACCCACAGCCGACGGATGGTGCTGCGGTGGAGCCAGCGGCGGCGGCCGCGGAGACCGCGAAGGCCGAAGAAGGGCCATTGGAGTTCTCATCGACGCAGGTCAACATCACGGGCCCAATTGCGGCGGCGATCGCCGCGATGGCAACCGAGATTCCGAACGACGTGCTCGCCGAGAAATGGCGCGAAACTGATGTTCACGTCACCGTCAAGTACGGCCTCGATCCGAACGTCACATCGGCGGAACTCGCGGCGGCATTAGCGAACGCGGAGAGCGTGAAAGCCATCGCAGCTCAAGGCGGCAGCATGACGCTCCGCAGCACGGCGATGTTCGAGAGCGAAAAGTATGACGTCGTCTACATCGCGGTCGATTCGGCTGATCTGGTCACGCTCAACGCTGTGATCAGTGCGGCCTTACCGGTCACGGACACGCATCCGAAGTACGTGCCGCATGTGACGCTCGCTTACGTGAAGTCCGGATGCGGCAAGGATTTCGTCGGCAACCCGACGCTCGATGGTGTCGCCATCAGATTCAAGGAGATCGTCTTCAGCACGACCGACGGATCTGAAATCACCCTGCCGCTCGTTCAACCGACGGAAGCACGGAAGTCGGCGAAGGTCGTGACGATGCCGAGCGTCATCAAGGGCGCGGAGGTCGACCTCGCGAAGACCGTCGCTCAGTTCCTGTCTGAGCAACTGCCAATCGCGCAGAAGGCAGCCCTCACCTACTTCGAGACTCTCAGCGCGACCGAGACGCAGAAGGCCGACGAAGCCTCGGTGGAGATCGACTGGTCGGATCTGATCGCGAAGCTTGAGCCGATTCTGAAGGGCACCTACACGCACGTCGGCGGGGCGGCCTTCAAGCAGACCGGAGCCTCCGGAGCGTTCAACCGCGTGAACGAAGCGGCAGCGGAGTACGCGAGGAAGCGCGCCGCGGAACTCGTCGGGATGAAGTGGGTCGACGGCAAGCTCGTCGACAACCCCGATGCGGCGCTGGCCATCAGCAACAGCACGCGCGAGAAACTTCGCAGCCTGGCCGAGTCGGCATTCAGTGACGGGCTGTCACCCGCTCAGCTGACCGAGAAGATCGAAGAAACCGGAGAGTTCAGCGAGGCGCGGGCGAATTCGATTGCGGAGACTGAAATCACGGAGGTGCAGTCCGCCGCAGCGGTCGAAGGCTGGAAACAGTCGGGCCTCGTGACGAAGAACCGGTGGCTACTGGCTGGCGAGCCGTGCGCGATCTGCGTGGGCAACGCCGACGCTGGCGAGATCGAACTTGGCAAGGCGTTCCCGTCCGGGCATTCGCGCCCGACAGCGCACCCGCATTGTCACTGCGATCTCGCGGCGGTAGTCGAGGAGTCAGCGGCATGAGTTGCACGGCGGTGGCGCGACGAAGCATAGACGGCAGCCACTCGACCTGGCAGGAGAACCTTTGATGCCAAAGACCTTCACCGTGAATGGCGATCGCGTCGAGCTCTTCGCCCCGCTGATGAAGTTCGACCAGCGAACCGGCGAGTTCAAAGCGTGGGCGTCGGTCGAGGAAGTCGATTCGCACGGCGAAATTTGCGACATCGAGAAAAGCTGGCCGGCCATCTATGCGGATGCCCAACAGCAACTCGAAATCTCCCAGGGGAAGAGCACGGGGGTTGTTCGTCGCCAGCATCGGCGCGACACCGTCATCGGCAAGGAGACGCTCATCGAGCGCCGGGCCAACGACGCCGGAATCCCCGGCATCTACATCGAAGGCGTCTGCACTGACGAGCAGTCCAAGGAAGACGCTGCCACCGGTGTGCTGACCGGCGTCTCGATTCGCGGCCTGGCGACCCGCTGGCCGGACGAACAGAACGCGAACGTCATGCGCTACGCCTGGACGCTCCGCGAGGAGTCGTCGCTGGTCGACAAGCCAGCGGTCCCGCACGCGCTCATCGAAGTCATGAAATCAGACGGAGGCATCGAAATGGTCGAAGGCAAAGGACGTCAGCCGGTTCAGTTCTGGGACTGCGGCAACGGAGCGGCGTGCAAGGAGAAGTGCAAGCACGCGAAGAAAGAAGAGGCCATGAAGTGCGAGGCCTTACCCTCCCGCGTCGAGGCCATGAAGTCGCTCTACTCGGCGGCGGATCTCATCTCCGTCCTATCGATGCTGATGTGTGTGGCCGACGACGCGGAGTGGAATGCGCTCTGGGATCAGGTCGACGCGCAGCGTGAAGGCGAGCAGCCCGACGAGTCCACCAAGGCCGTCGTCGCCAAACTCAAGGCAATCGCGGGTCAACTCTTCGACGCCTTGCAGGCCATGCTCGACGCAGAGAAGGCGAAGCTCGTCGCGGAGAGCGGCGAGGAAGCCGCCACCGCCGCCCTCGCCGATGGCGAGATGGCGATGTCGCTGGCCATGCGTGCGCTCGCCGCTGCGGACGACGCATCGAAGGCACAGCTCCGCGAGATCGCAAAACACTTCACCACCTCGCTCCGCGTGCCTTCCGGCAACGGGAGCATCAACAACACCGAAAAGGAGGGCACGATGAAAGACCCCAAGGATCTCAAGAAGGACGACGCGCCGGATCCGGCCAAGCAGATGGAAGAGCTGCTCGCGGCCGTCAAGGACATCCAGGCCACGCTGGCCGATGTCAGCACGCGCGTCAAAGCGCTCGAGGACGCCAAGCCTGACGCCTCGGTCGCGGCCGACACCGCGAAGGCCGCGGCCGCAACGGCGACGCAGGTGACGGCGCTGGCCGCGCAGGTGGCCGAGCTTACGCCGAAGATCGACGAGCTGGCCAAGTCCCACGAGGACCTCGGCAAGCACGTCGAAACCGTCATCGGCGCGCTGCCCGTTCAGCGCAAGGGCGTGCTCCGCGCGGTCGACAAGGCCGACGAGACCACCGAGAAGGCGAAGTCCGAAGACGGCGACGGCAAGACCGGCAACGTCTGGATCGACGGCGCCAAGCGCCTCGCGTAATCCCGCTTCCACCCCACGCAGCACCTCCCCCACTCCACAACCGACAACGAATCGTTCCCCCGGTCGAATAGACCGAGGAAGGAGAGATCATGTTCAGTCTCAGCGACACGGTCCGAAAGACCGTCGAACTCCTGCGCAGCGGCGAAGTCGAGCTGGCCAAGGCCACCTTCGGCAATCCCACCACCGCCACCGGTGGCATTCAGCTCTGGAACCTCGACGAGGCAGTCAAGACCCTCGTCCCGAAGTACACCCCGCTCCGGAACTCCATCCCCCGTGTCGGCGGCCAGTTCGCCCGCCAGGCTAATTGGAAGGCCGTCACCGCCATCGACAGCGCCAACGGTCCGATCGGCGTGCCTGACGGCACCCGCAACGCCGACATCGCCGTCACGGTCGACGAATACAACGCCGTGTTCAAGACCCTCGCGGTTGAGGCCTCGGCGACGTTCCAGTCCGAGTGGGCCGCCAAGGGCCTCGAGTCCACGCAGGGCATCGCCCGCAAGGCCGGCGTCCACAAATACATGGTCGGCGAAGAGTCGGTCATCCTCGGTGGCAACACCACTGGAACCGGCATCGCGCTCGGCGTGCCGGCCACTCCGACCGGCGCGCTTGTCGCTGGCGGCAGCATGACGGCTCAGGCCAATCGCTGCTACGTGGTCGCGCTGACTCACGACGGTTGGAAGGCTTCTAGTGTGGCAGGCGGCGTCGCCACCACGACCAGCGTCACGCCGGCCGACGGCAGCGCGGCGTACACCGTGAACCGCGGTTCGTCCAACAAGTCAGCCGAATCCGCGGCAGTGACTACGGCGTCCTCGAACCTCTCGGTTCGTTGGTCGGTCACGGCCATTCGTGGCGCTGTCGCCTACGCCTGGTTCGTCGGGCTGACGGGTGCCGGCAACTGCTTGCTGGCCGGGATCACGGCCACCAACAGCTTCCTCCAGACCGCAGACGCCACCGGCACACAGGCGGCCTCGGCCATCACTGCCGACAAGTCGCAGGACCAGTACGTCTTCGATGGGCTGATCACGCAGATCTCCAAGTCCGGGTCGAACGGCTATTGGCGCTCGCTCGACAACGCCACCCTGACGGCGACGGGCAAGGGCGGGATCGTCGAATTCGACACTCTTCTCGTCGATCGCTTCGTCAACTACAAGTGCTCCTCTTACGAGATCATCATGTCGGCGAACCAGTCGAAGGCCGCGAGCGATGCGATGCGCACCGGCGCCACCGCGACGCCACTGTCCATCAACGTCATCTCCGACAGTCAGGGCAACCTCCGCGGCGGCAGCCGCTTCACCGAGTACACGCACCCGATCACCGGCGAGGTGCTTCCGCTCATCGTGCACACGGATCTTCCCGACGGCACGATCATCTTCAAGCTCAAGGACGTCGGCGCTCTCTACGACGAGGACCGTGTGCCGAACGTCTGGCAGATGGCCATGCGCCAGGATATGTTCTCCATCGAGTGGCCCGCGCGCACGCTCCGGTATGAGCTCGCGGTGATCGCCGACGGCGTGCTGCAGGGCTACTTCCCGGCCGGTAACGGCATCATCGCCAACGTGGCGCTGCCGTCGTAAGCCTGAACGCCGTCTTTCTCTAACCTCACCAGCGGCGGCGTAGCGGGATCTCCGCTCGCCGCCGCTACTTTCTGTCGGAGGCACAACGCATGTCGATAAAGAGTCCATCGCACACGTTCGCCACGACGAACCCCGAACCTCTCTCCATCACCGATAGCACTCCCTATGCTGCGATCTGCGTGATCTCGCGCAAGGAGCCGACGCCGAACACGGGCGTTGTTCGCGTGGGCGGCGACGATATCAGCGCATCCGAGGGCGGCAAGGATCTCGACGTCGGCGGCGCCTTCTGGTTCGGTCCAGCCGAAGGGCTGAGCTGGACGCTGACCGAGTTGTACGGCGTCGGTGCAGTTGGCGACACGGTCGACACGATCTGCAAGAAGTGGTAAGCCGACATGGCGCTTGACGATCATCATCTGACGTCGCTCGCGACGCTCAAGGAGTGGCTCACTCCAAAGCCGAGCGGTAGCATCGTCAGCGTTGTGGTGGTCGACGGCGGCGAGGACTATACGTCTGCGCCGACGGTCACCGTCTCTGACCCGACCGGATCCGACGCCGTCGTCACCGCTGAGGTGGTCGACGGGGTTGTTGTCGCGTTCGAAATCGAATCGCCAGGCAATGGCTACACCTCGCCCTCCGTCTCCCTGACCGGCGCCGGCGGATCCGGCGCGACCGCCACCGCGGCGATCGACGATGACGCAGCGCTGGCGAAGCTTATCGTGGACGCGAGCTCAAGCATCCTGCGCGCCGCGGCAGTAGAGCACTTCTACGACGACGAGTCAGACATCGTCGAGCGTCGCAACGGTAACGGCCGCGACCGGATGATGACGCGCCAGAAGCCGATCACCGGCGTCTCATCGCTCACGATCGACGGCGCTGTGACGCCGGCGTCCGACGGCAGATCCCGCGGATTTCTCTTCGACGCCACCACGATCTACCTGATCGGCACGTCGTTCGCGCCGGGCGTTCAGAACGTCATCGTCACCTACACCGCCGGTGAGGCAGAAGGTTCTCCCGAAGCGCAGGCAGCAGAGCGCGCATGCATTGCGACGTGCGTACTCTGGTGGAAGCGCCGGGCGTACGCGCATCTGCAGAGTGAGTCCGCGCCGCAGGGCATGGGTACCAGCATCTCGATTCAGACGGCGGCGTTCCCGCCGGAAGTGAAGGAATTCATCGAATCGCTGCAGCGCAGTCGCGCGGTATGGGCGTTCGATTGAGCGTCCAATGACCGCCCGCGCCGTATGGACGATGCCGGCCGAGATGGTCGTGCAAGCCGAGGGACGCTGGGCGCGCGTTGACCGCGCAGTCAAAGAAGGCATCCTCGCCGGCGAGATACTGCTGGAGTCGAAGCTCAAGACCGACTACCTCTCTGGCGATCCCGTTCACCGGCGGAAGGGGAACCTTTCGCGCGCGGTGTTCCATGAACCCAAATCGATCAGCGGCTTCACCGAGTACCGCGGGTTCGTCGGTGTTGGCCGCGAAGCTCCGTACGCGATCTTCGTCAACGACGGGACCGACCCCTACATCATCCGACCGAAGAAGGCTGGCGGCGTTCTGCGATTCGAGGTTGGCGGCAAGGTGATCTACGCGCGCGAGGTCCATCATCGCGGCATTGACCCGAAGCAATTCATGGAACGTGCACTCAAAGACAACGCCGACGCTATCGTCAACGGAATCGGATCGCGCGTGAACAGCGCGCTCACCACCGCGAAATGACTGCCACCCGCTGCATTGCCACGCGTCTGATCGAAGCCTGCGCCAGCGAGGCCGTCGCGTGCTTCGACCAGGACGCGCGACTGAAAGCGCTCTACTCGAACGGCAAGGGCGTCTGGCGCGTGCATCCCTGGCCGCTCTTCCCAGGTGAGGCTGGAGAACTACCTGAAGGCTGTCACCTGCGCATCGCCCTAACTCCCATGACGTACGTCACCGGCGTCGGCGGCGTGAACACGCCGGCGTACGTCGCAACCTTTCAGTTCGTCATGAACATGGAAGCTCTGAAGTTCAAGACCGGCGACCGGGCGTGGTACGACGACATCCTGACGCTGCGGCGCTGGCTCTACGCCGGCGGGACGAAGCCGAACAGAACGGGCTCAATCGCTGATCCGGATTTCACGAACGAGCCGGGGCAACACCAGTTCCTGACCGTCGCGCTCAAATCGTTCGAACTCCACGGTCTCAGCGCCTTCCCGAACAAACGCTTCGCCGTCGAGTACGACGCGACTTGGGAAACGTTCGAGGATTCGCAGGGGAACCGCATCTAGCCTTTCGGATACCACGGACAAGATACCTGCGGTTCCCTCGGTGGGTTCTCATGGCAATGCCGACACGTGCACATCCCGCACTTCGGACAGAACGGGTCGGGACTAACACCGCGACCTACTAGAGCCGACGGCGTTCCGCAGTTCCAGCACGGCACTCGCGTCTCGTACGTGATCCGCTTCGGGATCTCAGGCATCGCTCGCAATTCTACAGCCGCCCACTTCTGTCGGCCGCCCACAGCAGGCGGCCGATCCCATTTTCGGAGGACATCATCATGACCGACCTGCACCCCCAGGCCCCGACCGGATCTCAGCTCGCCATCAACGCCCGTTTCGCGCGGAATCACTTCGTGCCGGGCGGCGCGCTCATCTACGCCCGCCGCGCCAAGTCCGCGTCCGGTTTCCTCACCAAGCGCCCCCGCGTTCGCAACGAGAACCAGGACCCCTCCCGCCAGACCATCGGCGGCGTCAACGTCGAGGCGTCGTTGGAGAACATGAAGTTCGACCTCATGCCGGACGTCGACTCCATCGCGCCGTTCCGCGCGCATCACAACGGCTTCTTCTACATCGGCTCGCAGCTGGGCGCCACAGCCGGTACCGGCACCATCACGACCGACGGCGACGCTACGATCGTCGGAGTTGGCACGGCGTTCACCACGCAGCTCTCGGTCGGCGACTGGCTGTCGATCACCGGCGAGACGCTGCCCAAGCGCGTTATCGCCATCGCGGACAACACGCATCTGACGCTCGCGACGGGCGCGAACACGAGCGCCAGCGGCCTGGCGTTCGTGTTCGCGTCGATTCCCGTCTTCCCGTGGTCGTACCATCCGCGCACGCCAGCGGAGCTGGACCCTGCGGAGTACATCGACTCGGTCGACTTCGAGATTACCGACGGCAGCAAGCCGGTGATGGACTACGAGTGCGCGCAGGCGGATCTCGAAATCAAGATCACCGACGGCAAGATTCAGGAACTCTCGGAGTCCTGGTTCGGCACCATCGACACCTTCGCCTCCGAAGCCACGCTGATCAACGTTGTCGGCGACTTCGCCGACAACGCGACGCCTTCACTCTTCGGCCACTTCAGCACGGCCAACGAAGCACGCCTCCCGATTCACGTGCGCGTCACAGACGCAGCAGGATCCGGCTACGACGGCAAGTTCAAGGCCGGCTGGCAGCGCACCCTCACCGGCACGCTGGAGACCGACAACACCGACACGGTCGAGGGCACCGGCACCGCGTTCGTCGCGGAGTTGGCGGTCGGCGACCTCGTCTACATCGAGGGCGAGCCCGCGCCGCTCGTCGTTGAGTCCATCACCGACAACGACACGGTCGTCTTCACAACCGGCGCGACCACGACGGACACCGGCCTCACCGCCACCGCGGTCACCTTCTCCGGAACCGCGATCTCGTTCATCTTCGACATCCCGTCAGAGGTCAAGGTCGCCGGCGCGCGCATCGGCATCAGCGCGTTCGACCGCGTGTGGGTCGTGTTCCCCTCCGGCAACGACGACGTCGGCGTCGGAGACGAGTGGTCATTCACCGAGCCGCGCACGATCGCCACGCCGAAGTTCTCGTCTCGCGACGTGCTCCACGCCGCGGGCGTGCAGGTCACCATCGACGGAGTCCCCTACGGGGGTGTGCCCGGGTACCCGGGCTTCCACAACATCACCATCAAACTCAGCCAGCCGAAGAAGGCCAACAAGACGACGGGCTCGAAGTACTCGCAGGGCACGCAGATCAACGGCCGCACCATGGCCACGATCTCCTTCGACCGCGACCGCACGGACACGGTCTTTCTCGACCACCTCAACCAAGCCGAGAACGTCTCGATCGTGGTGCAGATGTACGGCAACCCGTTCGGTGACACCGGCTTCGACGAGCTCTGGCAGCTCACCTTCCGCAACTGCGAAGTCGCCGACGTGCAGCGCGACGTCGCCACCGAGAATACCCTACCGGAAAAGATCGACGTGAACGCCGTCCGTGGCCTCACGCGCGAGTTGACCGGAACGATCACCACGAACGGTACGACGTCGATCGTCGGCGTCGGCACCGCCTTCACCACCGAGTTGTTCGAAGGCGACGAGATATACATCGCCGGAGAGACGGTGCGAACCGTCGCGAGCATCACCGACGCGACGCACCTGAAGTTGACGGCCGCAGCCTCCACCTCGGGCAGCGGCAATGCGGCCAACGCCATTACGCCGATCTGGACCGAATACATCCTCACCACCCGTCCGGCGCTCACCGCCGAGATGGCGTAAAGCCGCGACGCGTCCGCCCGCAACAAAGGGACACCGACTGAATGCCTGACGACCGCACACTGCGCACCTCAATCGAGGTGACGACCGGAAGCGCCGAGGAGAACCTCGGCCGTCTCGAAAAGGCGGAAGGCGCGATCGGTGTCACTGCCGAGCAGGCAGCGCAACAGGTCACCGTCGCCGTTCAGCAAATCGAGCAGGCGACTGTCGATGCGGCCGCGGCAACGCAGCAACTCGCCGACGCTCAGGCCAACGCCACAAATGCTGGTACCGAGCTGTCGGACGCAGAGGCGCGCGCCGCAGAAGGCGTTCAGCATCTCCAGGAAGCGGCAACTGAAACGACGGAGACCATCGAGGAGCTCGGCGAGGCTGGGAAGAAGGCCGGCGACGATGTCGCGAGCGGCGCCGAGCACGCGAAACGCGGCCTCGATACCATCAAGCCGGCGGCCGACAAGGCGAAGGAGAGCCTGAGTGGACTTGGCAACGATGCAGCTGGTGCGGGCGCCAAGCTGGACGAGTCGTTCGCGCAGGTTGCGCCGCGTATCAAGGCCACCGAAACGGCAATCGCCACCCTGCGCAGCGCCGTAAAAGACGGCGTCATCTCGAAGACCGCCGTAAAGGACGTCGCCGTCCAGTTCGAACTGCTCAAACAGCAGATCATTGAGACCTACGGCTCCCTTCAGAACCCTGCAGCGCTGGAAGCCCGCGCGCAGTACGAGGCGCTCGGAGCCGAGATCCAGGTTCTCATCGAGCAGGAAGCACAGCTGGCGCTCGTCGCCCGCGAGGCTGGCGAGGCGTTCGATATCCAATCCGGCAAGATTCCTTCTGCCGGCAAGGCCGTTGAATCGGTCACAGGTCAGTACGGGAAGCTCGGCCTGCAGATGGGCCTCTACGCCGGTATCGCGGCCATCGCGCTCGGCGCCGCCGAGAAGCTCGCCAACGCCTTCGATGACGACGCGAAAGCGACCGAACACTACAAACAGAAGGTCGCAGACCTCGCGGTCAGTTTCAAGCACGCCACCTACGAGGCTGGCGGCGAGTTTCTCAACCTGCTCGGGAAGCTTGGTGCCGGTGAGAAGGAGGAAACCAGCGCAACGGTCGAACTCGAGCACGCACTCGAGAACCTAGCTTTCGGTCTTCAGAACACCAAAGAAGCGTCCGCGGGACTGCGCGCCGAGCAGCAAGCGGGATTGCCGATCCTGGAACGGATGAAGTCCAGTACCGAGCAGATGAAAGCGATCGGCGACTTCTACGCGCTGACGTTATCGCGCGGTGCGCTCGGTCAAAAGGAATGGTCGCAGGTCGTCAAGGAGAGCGGCGGCACGCTCGAAGGCCTTCTCGCCGCGATCGAGCGCATCGGACCGAAGATGGGCGCGCACGCCAAGGCGCTGAAGCTCATTACGGACGCCGAGGCCGAGGCGATCCGCGAGCGGCAAAAACACATCGACGCCATCAAAGCCGAGATCGATGAACTCGACAAAGAGGTCGGGCAAGTCAAGCGCTGGGCCGAGCAGGCTGGATCGGAAGTGGAGAAGCGCGAGCGACTCATCGCGCTAATCCTTCGACAGTCAAAGCTCGTCCACGACCTCGACCAGGCCCATCACGGTACGACCGACTCGCTCAACAAAGAACTGGAGATCATCCAGAAGCATCTTAAGTTTGGGGATCTGTTCTCACAGCAACTCGCCGGCGAGGCCGGCATCCTCAGAGATCTGATTGCCAGCACGGACGGCTTGACAATTGCAGAGCGGAACCGATGGAACGGCATCGCCGACGCCCTCGATAAGTTCAAGGATTTATCAGTCAAGCAGAAGGACCTGCGCGAGCAGCTCAACAAAGAACTCGACGAACTGAACGTCCTCAAGGGCGCGTCTCGCGAGGACCTGGATGCGCGCGTAAAGAAGATCCACGTCCTCGAAGACGAGATCAGCAAGACCAACGGGCTGGTGGTCGCGCAGCAGGCCACTGTGGCCATTCAGAAGGTCGAGGCTGCGACCGCCGAGAAGGTCGGCGAGTCCATCATCAAAATCACCCGCGCCTCCGGCGAGGCGATCGAGACGCACGAGAAACTAGCAGCCAACTTCAAGCGCGTCGCTACGGAACTGGTCGGCGCGCAGGACAGCGCGGAAACGCTCGCGACAGCAGGGGACAAGGCCGGTCTTACCCTCAAGCATCTCGGCGCCGAATCACATGAGGCAGGCAATCGCATCGGCGATCTCGCGACGAAGTCGATCGCGGCAGGAACGAGCATCAACAACGTCGGAGATTCCGCCGGCAAGGTCGCCGTAAAGGTCAGTGACGCCGCCGACAGCGCCGACGACCTGACAGAGGCTGGAGCGAAGACAGGCGCTGCGCTGCAGGGCGCTTCCGATAAATCCGCCAACGCTACGAAGAGCATCGGCGATCTGGCTACAAAATCGGGCTTCGCCGGGCAGGTCATCAGAATCATCGGCGACAACGCGGAGATTACGGCAGGAAAAACCGACGACGCGGCCCAGGCCACCGGCCACCTCGCCACCGCGACGGACGGAGCCGCCGCGGCCGAGCAGGAACACCGCACGCAACTTCAGCATCTCGCCGGCGATCTTGACAAGGTAGCCGAAGTGATCAAGGGCGACTTGCTCGTCCAACTCGCGGCGGCCAACAAGGAACTCGAAACTTTCGAGAAGACGGCGAATCGCTCCGTCCAAGCGATGAACGCCATTCGGGATGCCGCGAACGAGGCCGCTGGCGCCGTGCACAAGATGGCAAACATCGGAGGTGGCGCGGCACCAGAAGAAGCGCCGGCCGGCGCGACCGATAGCGGTGGCGTGAAGCACACCAGCGGAGGGTAGCCATGCCGACGTGGCCACTTCTCACCTTTCTCGCCGCCGCCAATCAGCAGATCGTAAACATCGCTACCAACGCAGACGCCGCCACAGTCGCCGTCCAGAAGGCGGTATCCGCGTCAGAGGTCGCGGCGCGGAACTTCGCCGACACCGTCACGGCGATTCGCAAAACGGCCGGCCCTTTCGCCGGGTTCGGTGAGGGGGATGCGACCGGCGGCAGTCTGTTGTCGCGCCTTGAAATGGCCATTCGCGATGAACGCGAGATGATGGCCGCGCCTTACGGCGCCAACGCTTTGGCCCTCGGCCAAACGCATGCGGACATCCAGAAAATTGTCGAGTTGATCCGGGAGTGGAGCGGGCCGGCCGGTCTGGACTTCACTCTCGAAAAATACAAAACGTATCTGGACCAGCGCGACGCTGAGCAGGCGCGGAACCAGGGCGATTTCTCCGCTGAACTGAAGGACGCAGTTGCTACGGTGGTGGCGGAGGTTCGCGACGCCTCGGCCGGCATCTCGCTCAACCGCGCGGACACGCCGGCGCGAGCCGCGGACAACCTGCCGACCGATGTTGATCTACTTCGAGCTCGGGACATCCTCTACAAGCTCGACGACGCCGAGGATCAGGTCAGGGCGCGGATCGATGAGATCAGTAAGGCCATCGAGTCCGAGGACGAGAAGGCCGCGGCGATCAACGCCAGCATCGAAGCCACCAACCATGCGATCACCGAAGGCGAAGAACGCCTACGTGCCATGGCCGACGCGGCAGGGGTCAACGAGGCCAGCGGAGCGGGCGGGAAAGTCAAGGCACTCTCCGACTCTCTGAAGGAGGCGCAGGACCGCCTGCAGTACCTGCGTGACAAGGGCGCGAAGGAGCCTGAAATCGCCGCGGCCGAAAGCACGATCACGAAGATCCAGGCGGGCCTCGCAGACGCAGAGAAAGCGCTGCGCATCGCGACGTACGAGTTCGAGCACTCCGACGCCTTCAAGAAACAGCAGGAAGAGATCGTCGCCGAAAAGAAAAAGCTCGAAGACGAGAAGAAAGCACTGGCCGCTGAGGCCGAGCGCCAGAAGGCCGTGAAGGAGCGAGCAGAGGCCGAGCAGAAACGACTTGCGGAGATCGAGGAGCGCAAGCGCAAGCAGCAGGAGATTCTTGATGCTCGGAGACGCGACGAAGAAACTAAGCAACGCGCGGAGGATCGGAAGGCAATAGCCGATGCGTTAGCGGTGCTCGCGGGAAAGACCCAGCTGCTCGGAGCCTACATCAGTAAATTGAACGACGCGCCTGGGGTGAAGAACGGCCGCATCGACACGCTTAGGACGCCATCGCCGCTGCCGCCGGTATCAAGCGGCCACACTCCGAAGGTGCAACCTCTCGGCGTTCTCTCTTCCACGGCAGGCCTATAGATGAGCGCGCGCGACCAGCTGGCCATGGCTGGCATTCCGAGCGGCGTCTGGATCGACGGCTCCTACATCCAGGTCGGACCGAAGGTATGGGATCTCCAACTAACCAACAGAGAGGCCGTGTTCCAGGCGATGAACCTCACGCAGACCGTGACAGCGGCATACGACGGCGACGGTCTGCCTAACAAGCTTGACTCGTTCGCGTTCACGTTTCCATTTGATCTCAACGCCAACACGCCGCAGTTGACCGTGGCGCTCAAGACGCTACGAACTGCTGGCGGCGTGCACACGCTCGCGGTACAGGCTGTGGAGATCTACAGCTACCGGCTTCGCGCCGGACAGGCCACGTTCTGGATGCGCGGCGATGCCGCAGCGCAGGGGTTTGTCGGTCTCGACTCCGAGGATCTGGCCGCCGACATCCTTATTCCGACGTCCGCGGTACCGCACCCGACGACGGTTTACCAGACGCTGGTGGACGAAGACGATACCGTGCCGGCCAATGAAGTCTGGATCAGCCGGGAGATGACGGAACACTCAACCTCTGGAAAGTATTGGGCGTTCTGCAAGCTCGGCACTGCGCCGAGCGCGCCAGCGGCCATGACGGCCGTGATGTTACCGCTGTTTCGCGTAGTCGTGGTTGCGGTGCCGAGGCAGTATCCGAATGCCGGCGTCGAGGAAGCAACCCTCATGCTGGCAGAGACGAACTGATCGTAAATGCCAATCGGCGCCATCCTTCGCTTCGGCGGAAACGCTGTTCGCGACCCGCAGACCGGTTCCCTCAAAGTGACGGGCCGCGCCCGTAATGAAAACCTCGACGACTCCGTCAACTTCACCATCACCATCACCGACGAGCTCGCGCAGGCTGTCGCCGCTTCTTGGCGTCTCCTCGGCTTGCAGATCGAGATGGACGATGGGGCCGGGCTCCGCGTCCTTAAGCGCGGCGAGATTGGCGGAGCCGTTAACCTCCACGCCTCCCTTGATCAGATTGGGCGGACACTGACGTTCTCACGTCTACTACCTGACGGGTCGCCACTCGCCTCTAATCTCTTACTCGGCATGAGGCGCATCAAGGCGACCGGCTATATGGGGACCTCTCCTGCGACGATGCAGGCGCGGTTGCTGTTCGACGGCTTCCTGCACAGCGCGGTGTTCAACGGCTCTCCCCCGGTTGTTGAGATCACTGCGCAAGACGCATCCATTCTGTACGCAGAGCGGCGGCTGGAGCTCGACATCGCGGAGGGCTCAGGGCGGACGCGGCTCGACATCGGGACCGAAATCCTCACCAGCGCTGCCATTCCGTATGGTGCACTGGACTACGGCCCGAACGGCGGGGGAATCGTGCGCAAGGCGATGTCGGTCGGTGGCGACCAGAACCTGCTCGAGTGGTTTCGCGCGTCCTTGGTGCCGATTGGTAGACGGCTACGATTCAATCAAGCTGGACAGCTCGAGGTTGGAAAATTCGACGAGACCGCAGCGCCAGTGCGACGTTTCAATGTCGGCGCCATCGCAAACCTTGCGATCACGCCTCCCAGCACGACGGAGCCGAACGAAGTTTCCATGAGCGGCACGGCGGTACAACTCGTATCCGAAGCAACCTCCGTGACCGGTGATGGCTCGGGTGGCCTCGCGTCCGGCATGGTGGTCAACAACGTGGTGAATCTCGGCGACTACGCGCCGCAGACCGCCACTAAGGTGCAGGACCACATCACTGGATCCATCGCCGACGCCATCGTTCCGCCGGCGGGACGATCCCCGGTGGTCAGCGCGATCTCTACGTCAACCTCCATCGACATCGACACCAGTGGCACAGTCACTGTCCGCGAGATCGTCGATGAGTACGGGTTCTATGCTCAGCGTGCGTGCCAGTACCACATCGTGGACGCGGCCGGCGGGCTCGGTTGGAACACGATCTTTGACGTCTACCTGTTTTCGGACGGTTCCGCTCGCGCCGTCACCGTCGAAACGTACGGTCGCCTCTCACACAAGGAAACCGTCAAGACCTACCGCAGCGGCGTGCTTCGGTCCATGACCGTTACGCTCGGCCGGTGGGATCCCGACGTCGCGAACCCATTCAACGGCGTGAACTGGAGCAACGGCACGAACGTCCTCGTCACGAACACGCGCGAGCAATGGCAGGCCGGAGGATCGCCTGGCGGTCGGGATGCCTACTTTGATCTGGTTAGCCAAACGTTCACGACCTACACCGTGGCATCGGACGGACTCCACTTGGAGAGCGTCTTCGAAACCGTGAACCAGTTCGTAGGCGTTGCCGGTACCGCGTTCTCTGGCTACGTCTACCAGAACACCGGCGACCCATCGACCGGGCAGCTCGCCGAGACGTTGCAGTCGTCGTCGCACGCCGAGCAGATCGCGAACATGGAGAAAGCGGTCATGAACCCGCAGGCACTGATGGCCATCAGCGTGGACAAGGTCCGCCAGGGCTTGACGACGCGCATCATCGCGCAGCAGCAGAACGATTTCTGCGAGAACCTGGCGGAACTACATACCGCAGCGTTCTTCGGGCTGCGTGATATTGCGAAGACGCAGATCGGTTTTGATTCTCCGGTCGACCTCACATCGCAGGATGGCTCGGTGTTCACGCTCCCTATCCCCCGGATTGGCAGCGGCGATGCGCCGATCGTCGTCGGAGAGTGGGATCTCCAAATCGATGGCGGCATGATGGTGAACTCGCAGCACATCACTGGCTGGCTATATCCGCCGAATCTTCGCTCGGTCTGACGCGTGACGCACCCACTTCGAAAACTGCTCGAGCGTCGTGAACGCTCCGGGGCGCAGAACGTCAACGCATCCTTCGTCGAGGAATTGGGTGGCGGATTTCTATCAGCCCGACTATCCGACACCGGTGTCGTGGTTCGGGCTAAGCGCTCGACATCGCTACAGTTCGCGCGTGGCCAAGAGATCATTCTCGCGAGGCCGGACGGCAGCGGTCGTAGCCGGAACACCGGCTATATAGCGCT